AACTTGCTCTGAACTATTACTTAAGCTTGAGTCAAACTTACCAGATACTGGATAAGCTAATACAGTTACTGTGTCTTGTGTAACTGTTGTTGGGTCTAGCTCTTCTGAAAACTTGATAGTAATCTTTCTGTGCTTGAACCTTTGGTGGGTGGATCCATTAGGTGGATCCATCTCCAATATTTCTAAATTTGTTGCAGCTGATGTAAGTGCAGTTGTACTTCCAATTGCAGAAGTAGAAGCTGTGCTTGGTACTGAAAGTATTGTGCCTTCACCAATGGTAAATGAGAAAGAGTATGAATCTTCCATTACTGCTGGTGTTCTTAGGGAAACAGCATATACGTCGCCTGCTACAAAGCCTGAGCCACTAAATCTTATTTGCAGGCCAAGCTCTTGATCAATATGCCTAAATCTTCTGGAAGTTGACTTCCCTGTAGTAGCGCTACCTGATCCTGCGCTATCAAGCCACCACTTATATTTGGCTGCTCCAATATTACCTGAACTAGTTACTTCAACATACAGGATATCGTCAAACTCACCTGTATAGCCTCCGTAAACATATACGGAGGCATCTGCAGAAGTTGCAGCACTACTATCTACATCAAATACAGTTCTGTGCTTAATGCCTCTGTCTGTTCCGTCTTCTGAGTCTCCCAATAGGTAAACATAATAAGTTACCTCAGACTGCATGAGACTCTTAGGCGTAATAATAACTTTGCTTACTGCACCGGCTGCTGTTTCATCAGCAGCGGTTAAGTATTCTGCTCCGGATATCTCTGTTCCAGTAGAGTCAACATAAATAATATTTACGTCGCAATCTACTGCTCCTGTAAATCCAGGAGAAGATAGAAAGAATGGATTGTCTCCGGTATCTCTATCAATCCAAGTAGCAGATTCAGGCCCTGAAGTCATATCAGAGTCTGGACCATACACAACTATGCATTCCCCAATACTCTTAGGGTCTACACCTTGATCAAATGTTATTTGTATGGTCGCACCGGCTGAAATGCCGGTAGCTCCATCATTTGGAAATATTGCTGATATTGACGGGGCTGACATCTACTTCTTCCTCTTCAATCTCTGAGGTAATTGGATACTCAATCTTCTTTATCTCTACAGCTTTGAACTCGCTCTCTATATCACTTACTACTTTCTGCTTCTTAACTACTTGCTTCTTACTAAAGTCTACAACTATCGCTTCATTACTCTTAAACCAACTCATTGTTGTCCTCCTTATGGATTGGCTTAACCAAAGAGGGGGGTGAGCGCAAACCCACCCCCCTCAGTCTACATTAGCTGATAGTTATCAGACTACAGGGCTACCGGGAGGAAGCGGGATGGTGGATGCAGCACTGCTTAGGCTGTAATCAACCTGACCGTTCCAGTAGTTGCGATCGGTCTTGACGTTACGGAAGACACCAACACCCTGACCTTCATGCTTAACAGCAAAGCCATAGCGCTCGCGAATCTTGACCTTGGTTACATCAACATTCTCATCACGCCACTCAACAGTCTGAGCTTCTTCATCAACAAGGTAGTAACCAACGTTACCACCAGAGAGGAGGAATACATCACCCATGTTCTGATCGACATCGAAGGGAACAAGAGGCGAAGCAATGACCTGGAAGTTGAAGGGCATGTATGGGGGAAGGTTGGGTACCGAAGTAGCCTGCTGGCTGTAGCCAGTCTCACGAGTGGGAGTACCACCAGGAGAGCCGGGAGGTACAAGGACGCGACCAGCTGTTGGACCCATGGCGCCCATACGACCGTTAGACCAAGGATCACGAGGACCGGGGTTACCGTTGTAGGGGTTGAACCAAGCACCACCACCGTGAGCAAGCATCATGTCACGAAGGACAGGATCCTGAACGAAGGAGTAGAACTGTAGTGGGTGAACAAGTAGTACGTTAGGAGTGAAGCCTTCCTGACTCATGTGAGCGAATGCACGCATGAGATCATCCATGGTCATGGAACCGTTACCTGCAAGGGTACCATCACGACCGCTGGTTACACCGAAGAGAGACTGCGATGGGTTAGCGTTATCGTAAAGGGTGGTGCCAAGAGCCTTAAGGAAGGAAGCTGCCTTCTGCTCCTTGTGACGGACAAGAGCCTGACCCATAAGGCGAAGGTTCATTGCCATGATGTCCCAAGTAGAGTAGCGAAGAGCCTCATCGGTGAATGCAGCAGCGATACCACACTTGCCGATGTAAGCGGTGCTTACCGCACCACCAACCTGGAAGTTGACTTCTGGATACTGACCATGCTCCTGAATGTCCTGAGCGTATACAGCGCCCATTGCACCAGCAAGGATCTGAGTGTTCATGCCCTGAGCCTGAACACGATCATAAAGACCAGTGATTACCATGTTGGGTTCAACAGGTTCACGGATGATAATCTCGGTAGCCTGCTGAAGAAGAGGGGTGATCTCA